ATTAGCTTACATAATCAAGACCTATTAGGTTTGCAAGAAATGGAATTTAATGGACTACTTTTTAACCAAACTTGGAGTGAAACTCTAGGTGCAGAATTGGAGGAGCAGATTGCTAAACTCGATAAAAGATTGTATACATTCCATTCTCTTGATACCTTTAACCCTAATAGCAATGACCATATCAGCGTTCTTCTTTATGGTGGTACTATTAGTTACAGGGTTCAAGTCGATGATGGATTCTATAAAACAGGTGAGAAAAAAGGACAACCGAAATTAAAATGGTCTGTCAGAGAAAAACAATACTCACAACTTTGCAAACCTATAGCTAAGTCTCAACTAGCAAAAGAAGGTTACTACTCTACTGATGAGAGAACATTAAAAACTCTTAAAGGAGGTAAGGTAGCTAAAGAAGTTATAAGTATTTTATTAACTAGGTCGGCACTAAATAAAAGAATGGGTACATACTATTTAGGATTACCTAAATTAATCCTTGACATGAACTGGAAACATGGTATAATATATGGACAGTTAAATCAATGTGTTGCTAGAACAGGTAGATTAAGTAGTAGTAAGCCTAACCTACAAAACTTTGATGGAGAAATTAAAGGACTGTTTACAACTAGATATGGAGAGGTGTAATGCTACTACAAGCAGATGCAAAGCAGTTAGAGTGGATTGGTGCTACCTATCTATCTCAAGATAAAGTAGCTATTGATGAGATACTACGAGAAGTTGATATGCATTCTGAGAATCAAAAAAGATTTAAGTTGCCTTCTAGATTGATTGCCAAGACTTTTGTATTCCGATTAATCTATGGAGGTTCAGCATATTCTTATGCACATGACCCTGACTTTAGAGACATTGGTAATGAGTCTTTTTGGCAAGATGTTATAGATGCTTTTTATAATAAGTATCAAAGACTATACAAGTGGCACGAAGAAATACAATTTAAAGCAAAACGAGAACAGAAGTTAATAATGCCAACAGGTCGTATCTATCACTTTGAACCTGAAGTTAAGTTTGATAGGGTTAAATATCCTCGTACAAAGATATTGAATTATCCAGTACAAGGGCTAGGTGCTGACCTAATGGCAATAGCAAGAGTGTCATTACGAAATAGACTTAAAGGAAAGAAAGGAATACAATTAGTGAATACAGTACATGATTCAATAATAGTTGACTTTGACCCTAAAGTGTGTTATACTAATGACTTAGTAAACATTGTTGATAAGTGTTTCAATGATGTTCCTGATAACTTCAAGAAATTGTTTGGAGTTGATTTTAACCTACCCATGAGAGTAGAGTGTGAAGTAGGAAATTCATGGGGAAATATGGAGACAATACATGCAAATTAATATTATAGATGTAGGAGAACAAGCAACACATACAGCCAAAAATGGTAGGTCTTACCAGTCTGTAGAAATAACTTATAAGGGAGATAATGGTCAAACTTCGTCTAAGAAGCTAATGTCTTTTGCTAACCCTGATGTATTTAAACAAGCAGGTAGTTGGAAGAAAGGTGATTCAATCAATGTTAATACTCAGAAAGATGATGCAGGGTATTGGCAATGGATTGGTATTTTAGCTGATGGAGAAGCACAGACATCTCCTTCACCAACTAATACTGCACCAAGAGTTGGAGGAGCAAGTACGACTACACGAGTAACAGGTAGTAACTATCCGACCTCTGATGAAAGAGCTAAGACACAGAACTATATTATTCGTCAGTCTTCTTTAAGTAATGCAATAGCTACCTTAAATATTAAGGGAACTAAAGACTTAACTGAGTCTCCTTCTGATGCTGTCATTACTTTAGCTCAGAAGTATGAAGCTTATGTATTAACTGGAGCTCAAGCACAAGGGGATGAAAATACTGACCTTGACTTTGGTGAGGATGTCCCTCTATAATGTTAGCTCTTATTGATATGGATTTAGTTTGTTTCCGTTGTTCTGCTAGTGCAGAGAATGATGGAGCAGGTATTGCTATATATCGTATGAATGAGCTAATGGATAGCATTTTAGAAAAAGCTAAAGCAACAGAGTATAAAGCTTATTTAACAGGAGCTAAGAACTTCAGAAAAACTATATACCCTGAATATAAAGCGAATAGGACAGCACCTAAACCTATATATTTACAGGACTGTAGAGACTATGCCATAAACCAGATGGGAGCAGAGATAGCTCCTGAAGGTTTAGAAGCAGATGACTCACTAGGTATGAATCAAACAGATGACACTATCATTTGTTCTCTTGATAAAGACTTACTAATGATTCCAGGAAAACATTTTCAATGGGCTATTAGTGGTAAGAATTGGGAGAAACCTGATACATGGATAGACCAAACTTATGAAGAAGGTATGAAGTTATTCTATGCTCAATGTATTACAGGCGACCCTTCAGATAATATAAAGGGTATTCCTGGATTAGGTAAAGCAAAAGCAAAGACAGCTCTTGCAGGACTAACAAATGAGAGAGATATGTTTGACAAAGTGAGAAAACTGTATGGCAATGATGAAGAGTTCCTCATGAATGCTAGAGTTCTATGGATAAAAAGAAGCTTAGAAGAAAACTTTGGAGATATATTTAATGCCTATATTTAAGTCAGGACTTGAAAAGAAGGCTTGGAAAATACTTAAAAAACATATTCCAAGAGTTAAATATGAACCCGATGCAATACCATATAGGCAACCTGCGAAGGAGCGTAAGTACACGCCAGACTTTAAGGTTGCCCAAGGTGTATACATAGAAGCTAAAGGTAAGCTAGACTTAGCTACTAGACAGAAAATGGTTTGGTTTAAAGACATGCATCCAAGAATTACGATAATATTCTTATTCATGAATCCTGATAATAAGATAACTAAACGAAGTAAAACTACATATGGAATGTGGGCTACTAAAGAAGGTTTTCTTTGGTTAGACTTTAGGAAAGATTGGATTAAACAATATATGGAGATGATAAAATGAGTGCAAAAATTTTAGTACTTGATATAGAGACCTCGCCAAATATAGGAATGCACTGGGGACTATGGCAACAAAACATAAGTATTAATCAATTGATTGAAAGTTCTACAATACTATGTTGGGCTGCGAAATGGGTAGGAGATAGGAAGGTTCACTTTGCTAGCATCTTAGAGTCTTCTCCTAAAGAGATGATTAAAAAGATACATAAGCTAGTAGACGAGGCAGATGCAATTATTACTTATAATGGTAAACGATTTGATATGCCAACTCTTAATAGAGAGTTTCTATTACACAAGCTACCTCCTCCTAGCCCTTATAAGGATATTGATTTACTACAGACAGCTCGTAGTAAGTTTAGATTCGTTAGTAATAAGCTTGACTATGTTGCAGGAGAATTAGGAGTCGGTCAGAAAACCTCTCACGAGGGTATGCCTCTGTGGAGTAATTGCATGGCTAAAGATAAGAAGTCATGGAAGCTAATGAAGAAGTATAATATTAATGATGTTAAGCTAACAGAAGAAGTTTACCTCAAACTACAAGGTTGGTTAGTAACACCCTTTAATCATAATACTCATTCACATGGTCATGTATGTCCATCATGTGGAGGAACACATCTTCAAAGAAGAGGCTTTAGTATAGTAGGTGCAAACTCTTATCAGCGTTATCAGTGTATTGACTGTGGTAAGTGGAGTAAGAGTAACAAGGCTTCAAAAGAACTAAAAAAAGATAGCTTTATAAAAGCAATTTAACTTGACTTTTTAATCAATATAAGGTATAATACTATTATGATAGAAGGAAAACATCCACTAGAAAGAATCTTTGAACTTGCCCTTGAACAAGCAACTAAGGGTAAGGGAGATGAGAGGCATGGTAATGGAGATGAATTTACTAAACAGCCTTGGGTAGGACTTGCCAAGGTACATGGTAGTGGTTTCTTAACTGGACAAGCACAGAAGAAAATTATGGAAGCTGTAGCAAACAGAGAAGATACTAACTACTTATGGTATGAAAGAGAAATCTTAGGTGCTATTAATTATTTAGCAATGAATCTTATATATGAAAAGGAGTTATAATGTTAGAGTTTATTTTGTTAATAGGATTAGCAGGAGAGCCATTCTCGGCTACTCCTGTCTATGCAGGGTCGTTCACTTCATGTGAAAGTGCCATTGCATATGCTAAAGAGTCTTATCCAAGTACCGATGGATGGGATAAGTATATGTGCATTAGGAAAGAGTACTATGTCAATTAGAAATTTAACCTTTCGAGAAGTTTGTGAAGAGCTCCAAAAGATAGAAGAAACTGAGTTACTGGAGCTTCTTGAAATAGATTCTATAGAATTAATAGAAAAATTTCAAGATAAGATTGAAGATAACTTTGATAAACTTTTAAGAGAAGTAGATAACCTTAATGAGGAGTATGAGATTTATGACGAAGAATAATTTACCAACAGTATATCAAGCAGTGATTGCTCAGAGCCGTTATGCAAGATTTATGCCTGACCAACAGAGAAGAGAAACTTGGGAAGAAACAGTACAGCGTTTAATAACTTACTTAGAAGAGAAAACACCAGTACTAAAAAAAGATATAGCATCAATTAAAGAAGCAGTTCTTAAACAGGATATTATGCCATCAATGAGACTTATGATGACAGCAGGAGAGGCTTGTGAAAGAGATAACATTAGTGCTTACAATTGCAGTTATTTGGCTGTTAATAATAAACGAGCTTTTTCAGAAGCTCTATATATATTAATGAATGGTACAGGTGTAGGATTCTCATGTGAACGACAAGAGATAACTCATTTACCTGAGATACCAGAAGCTCTAGATATATGTGATGATGTTATTATGGTAGAAGACAGTAAGCTAGGTTGGGCTAAAGCGTTTAAGAAACTGTTATCTAGTTTATGGGAAGGTGATATACCTACATTTGACTATAGTAAAGTTAGACCTTCAGGAGCTAGACTAAAGACTTTTGGTGGTCGGGCTAGTGGTCCAGAGCCTTTAAAAAGACTTTTTACTTTCTGTATAGAAATATTTAAGACTGCTAAAGGTCGTAAGCTTACCTCAATAGAAGTACATGATATTATGTGTATGGTAGGTGAGATAGTAGTTGTTGGTGGAGTTAGAAGGTCTGCCCTCATCTCACTATCTAATCTTACAGATAAACGAATGAGAGATGCTAAAACAGGTGCATGGTACAATGATTTTGCATGGAGAGGATTAGCAAATAATTCTGTAGCTTATACAGAAAAACCTGACATGGAAACATACATGGATGAATGGTTGTCTCTAGTTAAGTCTAAGTCTGGTGAACGAGGTATCTTTAATAGAGTTGCTGCACAAACACAAGCAGGTAAGCAAGGAAGAGACTCTACATTAAACTATGGTACTAATCCATGTAGTGAAATTATTCTTCGTGATAAACAATTCTGTAACCTTTCTGAGGTTGTTGTAAGAAATACAGATACTGAAGCTACACTAACAAAGAAAATTGTACTTGCTACAATACTAGGGACTATTCAAAGTACTTTAACAGACTTTAAGTTCTTATCACAAGAATGGAAACAAAACACATCCGAGGAAAGACTTCTTGGAGTATCATTAACAGGTATCATGGATGCTAAGATTACAAGTAAACCTGACCCTAAAATGTTAGAGAGGCTAAGAAATGTTGCTCGTAAAACTAATGAAAAGTATGCTAAAATTCTTGATGTACCTGTCTCTGCTTCTATTACTTGTGTTAAACCTAGTGGCACTGTCAGCCAACTTGTCGATTCTGCTTCAGGCATCCATGCAAGGCACAATGATTACTATATAAGAACAATTCGTATGGATAAGAAAGACCCTATCTATGACTTCTTAAAAGATAAAGGTGTACAAGTAGAGGATGAGCAATATAGACCTGAGTCTACTGCTGTGTTTAGTTTTCCTATGAGAGCTCCTAAAGGAGCAGTTACTAGGAATGATATGACAGCTATAGAACAGTTAGAGAACTGGTTAATATACCAAAGACATTTTTGTGAGCATAAACCTTCAGTAACTATATCTGTTAAGGATAATGAGTGGATGGAAGTAGGTGCTTGGGTATGGAAATACTTTGATGAGATAAGTGGTATATCATTCTTGCCTCACTCAGACCATAGTTATGTACAAGCTCCTTATCAAGATTGTACTAAACAAGAGTATGAGGCTCTTCTTAAAAAGACTCCTCAAAAGATTGATTGGGAAACTTTTATAGAAGAAGATGATAACACTATTGGTGCACAGACACTTGCTTGTTCTGCTGCAGGAGGATGCGAAATATGAATGCAGTATATTATGTAGTCTTAGTTTTAATACTACTTGGCTTTCTTTTTTCACTTGTAGGAGCTTAATTATGAATGTAACTTTTCAACCAATAATAGGATGTCAGTTAGGAGTTGAGTTTTATGAACAACTTGTTATTTTACCTAATGAAGATGAAGCTAAAGTAGGGTATGTTTTAATTGATTTATTATTTCTTAGAATACAAATAGCATACTATTTAGAGGAGTTAGAATGAAGATTTGTATAATTGGAAGTCGTAGTTTAGATAAAGCAGAGGTAATCTTTCCAATTATAGATAAGTTTATATCATCTTATACAGGACAACCTATAACTTTTTTAATAGGTAATGCAAAAGGAGTTGACCCTTTATCTAAAAAGTTTGCAGAGGCTAGAGGAATAGATATTGTAGAGTTTATTCCTTATCATTTAATAGACCCAACAGCAAAGTTTAATAGTAAATACTTTTTTGTTAGGACAAAACAAATGATAAATAATGCAGATAGAGTTTTAGCTATTTGGAATACTCAGAGTAAGGGTACTGAGTATGGTATAAAGTACTCTCAGAAAAAAGAAATACCAGTTAGTGTTGTAAAAGTACCTTAACCTCAGAGGAGACTTTTAGAAAGGATATGAGCCCTCACTCATGTCCTTTTTTTTTAGTCTAAAAATACATCTTTATCCTGTACACCTACAAAACCACAAGATTGAGCTTCTCTAATAGTATCAAAATCAAATGGACTAGGTTCTATATGATTACTTGGCATATTGCTATACTCTTTTAGTAAGCAACTTGCTGCTTTATATTGACTACAGTTTTCTTTATGGTATATCATAGCAGTTTTACAATCATTAAAATAGCCAACAAACTCTAAGTCATTATAATTTCCTGATAAAGAGACTGTTAATATAAACATTCCCTCTGCTAACATTAGGCTGTTTGTACCTTAGTAATGTACTCTCTAGACTCTTTAGGAAGAAAAGCTACCCAGTTATCAGGGTCTTTCTTAATAGCTTTTTTAACTGTTCCTGCACCTCCATTGTATGCAGCTAAAGCCTTCTCTTGGTCTCCATCAAACTCTTTTAGCATAGCTTGGTAGTAACTCTCAGCAAAAACTTTATGCTCTTCTTCAGAGGCTTTTGTTAAATCAGCTATAGGAGTAACACCATATCCAGGTTTTTTAGCTGTTTCTGGCATGATTTGATACTTACCTAGAGCACCTTTAGGAGACTCAGTAAGCTTACCATCTGTCATATGTGTATCTGATGACTCTACTATTGCTATTTTGTCAATGATAGTAGGTTGTTCGTTGCCAGTAACTTCGTTAGAAACTACTGGCTCGGTGCTTTTTTTGGGTCGGGTTCTCCAAGGATGTCGGCATAGAATGCACTTGCATTTTTGCCATTAGGAGAGAGCTTATTAACATTATAGTGAGCACGAGCTGCATCATTTATACTCCTTAAATTATTTTGCATAAAAGGAAGATACTTGTTATCTACATTTGGAATAAATAGCATTCCATCTCTTTCTCTAATTTGTAGTTTAGCATCAGGAAATTTTGTTTTAAAAGCATCTAAACCATTTTTAAGAATAGGTTTGTAGCTATTAATTTGTGAGTCTAATTTAGAAATAAGACTTGGGTCTGTAATAGCATCCATTCCTTGACCCATTTCTGGAGAAGACAGAGTAGAAATAAGTTCAGCTACTGAAGGATTTGTATTCTCAGAACTTCCTGAAATAAGGTTAGTCCAAGATTCTAGTCTTTCATTTAATTCATTAGATGAATTATATTGATTAGGAGACAAGTATTGTTTTAATGCAGCATTAGTTGCTAGACCTAGTCCTGAAGTTTTTTTACCATTCTTTAAGGGAATTGGAGATAACATATCTTGATTCTTTTGATTTGTTTTTGGAGATAAATAAGTACTTGGGTCTAAACCATCTCCTATAATTTTTATAACTTGTGAATCAACTTTAAATCTTAAAGCAGCTCCTCCTGCCAAATTAGAAAAATCAAGGTCTTGAAATTGTAGTAATATTCCAAGTCCTGGATGCATATTTACAAGAGTATTGTAGGCTGTACTATCATTAAGTTTTTTTAAGTTTGCAGATGCATTTGAATCAAGAGTTTTATCAATTGTCCCTATAGAAGTAGTTTCTATTTGAGCCATTTGAGTTTTTCTTGCATCTTCAAAAACTTTTAACTCTGGAGCATTAGGATTTACTCCTGAACCAACATACCATTCAGAAACTTCAAAATTTAATTCTCTAACCTTAGTGTTTAAAGCTCTTATTTTTTTTGAAGGCTCCATTGTTGTGTTTTTTTCTAGGTCCGTTACAAAGTCAGTTAATTCATTTGTAATCATTTGATTCATTAATATTGGTTGTTTTTGCTCTATTAAAAGC